CTGGAGGTAAAAATCGTGCATGACGGGGAAAAAATCGTGCATGCATTGCCGGTAAAAATCGTGCATCAACGGCAAAAAAATAACGCTGCATGACCTACTGGCGCAAGACGATGCAGCGTCAAAAAAGGAGGTTTCTCCATGACTGGGCCTGGAAAAACTGAGGATTATTCTATCAGAAATCCGCATGGATGTCAACCTCCTACTTGGCTAATTGTCTCTGCTGGTCGGAATAAGTGACGGCGACGGCCAGGGCTGACCACTCGTGAGACCTGATCCCGTAGAGCTTGCCCGGGTTCTTCTTCGTCCCTTTCTCGCCGAACCTGTTCCTGAGCGCCATGCTGACGTGCGCGTCCCTGACTCCCTGCATGGCGCCGCACAGGTTGAGCTTCACGCGCCTGCGGTAGACGAGGTGCCTGTGTATGTCGGTGAGATCGACCCCGAGAGCGGCCAGGAAGATCCCGATCCACAGCACGGTCTCGAACGTGTCGTTTCCGACTGCCTGCCCGTTGTTGTCGATCATCTCGATAGCGATCCCGCCGAGCACCATGTCGTAGGGCATCTCGGCCAGCAGCCTCACAAGCTCTGGATTGCCGTGGATGCCCTTCTCGATGAGGGCCTCCGCCTCGTCGTCCCACACGACAAATGCCGACTCCCTCGTTCCTGGATCTATTCCGAGTATCTGCATTCTCCCTCCTCAGAACTTCTCATTCGGGTCGTACGACTCGGGTTTTTTGAGCTTCGTTATGTAGATCATGTCGATCACCTTGAGTTGTATCTCCGAGCTGTTCTTCCATCTGTGCAGATGCGGATAGCCGTAGAACTCGACCTCTGCACCCTTCCACAGATTCTTGTGCGCGTTCTCCGCGATCCTGTCCCAACATGCGGCCACGAACCACTCGGCGCGCTTGCCGTTCATCAGGTCGTTGACTACGACCGTAACCCGAGTCAGCTTCTTGCCGTCCTCGAACTCCTTGTAGTCGATGTCGGTGATCCGGCCCTTTATGCGTATCCTTGCGTATCCCTGGGGCGGCATTTCTTTCGTAGGCATTAATCTTTAACCTGGTTTACCAAACCTGCCTAAATCACAGCAAGAATGGAAGGCCGCCTTTCTTCGGCCATTTTTGACGCTTCACTCAGGATTGCCCCGAAGGGTCTTACATCCTGTCCACGTCCGTTTTTTACTTGCTCGGTGAACCCACTCCCGCGCAAGATATTCAATGCTTGCCTTTCAATATTCAGGGCAGCATTTTGATCTCTGTCTAATACTGCACCACAATCACAATTCCAAGTTCTGTCAGCAAGAGTCAAGTCGCTATTGATGCAACCGCAAAACCGGCAGAGTTTACTTGAGGGAAAGAAGCGGTCAATCTCAACTAATTCACTACCGTACCACTCGCTTTTGTAGGATAGCTGGCGACGAATTTCACCAAACCCAGCATCTGCGATAGACAAAGCCAACCTGTGATTCCTAAGCATCCCAGCAACGTTCAAGTCTTCAATCCCGATGACTCGATATGTGCTGGCAATCTCAGTCGTTATCTTGTGTTGATAGTCCATCCGCCGATCTGCAATGCAACGATGAAATCTTGCCAGTTTTGCTTTAGCGCGATTCCAACGACCGCTCCCTTCTTGTCGGCGGGACAATTCACGGTTCAAACGCTTCAGCTTTCTAAGTTCCGATCTCAAGAGTTTTTGATTTTCAAACCCTCGTCCATCACTAAGTACGGCTAAAGTCTTGATTCCCAAATCTATCCCAACCGACTCTTGAGGATGCTCGTGTCTCGGCAATTCAACCTCTACATTGACAGCAACATACCAACGTCCTGCATCCTCAGAAATCGTGGCGGACTTGATCTCACCATCAAATCGCAACTCCTCAGCCATATTGATTGATTCATTCAACTTTTCTAGTTTGAGACAATGACCATCAGCACTAACCCGTGACCCATCCATTCTGAAAGATGATTTTGACCGCTTCTTGGACTTGAAATTGGGGTATCCCTTTTTGGTATCGCCATTCTTGCACCGACGGAAGAAATTCTTGAACGCGGCGTCAAGGTTGCGAAAACCAGTATCCACAGCACACTTGGAGACTTCCAGTGACCAGGGGAATTGCTCACGCCGAATAGCGTTGAATTGCTTTTTCAGGATATAAGCCGATGGCTTCTCCCCGGCTTCGTATTGGCGTTGCCATTCGGCCAGGCCCCAGTTAAAAACAAATCTTGCCACCCCGCAAGCCTGGCGTAGGTATTTCTCCTGTTCAGGAGTAGGGTTGAGCCTGATCTTATGTGCTCTCTGCATTGGAGTTTTCCTTGCGCTTGCGACCGCCTCGTGTATTTTGACCATTAAAACGGTTCTTCTCCTGGGTCTTTGGGCTTGCCGTGGACCGTCTCGTACTGCTCCTTCGACAGTATGCCGCTCGCCGGTTCGGGGTGGCTCAGGTCCGGCACCCATACATGCTTGAACCTTCGGCATGCCCAATAGATATCCCGCTCCGTTCTCGTCATGAGCGGCAGGCTGTGCTCGGTCCAGCAGTGAGCGCACGGGTTCGAGCAGAGATATCCCTTCTCCTCCCTCATGCGGTAGTAGTAGATCCAGCCGCTCTTGCACTTCTCGCAGCCTTCCTTCACCGAGTCGCAGGAGTTGAAGCCCTTTTTCCCTGCGGCGGCGTCCCGGTATGCCGACTTGATTTCTCCGGGAGTGGGGAAGTGCCTGTTGTTGTCGATAAGAAAATCAACGGTTTCCTTGAGGATCTTCGCATCCAGGAACTTCAGCCGGTCATGATAGATGTCGACCTGATCCTTTTCGAGCATTTTCTTGAAGAACTTCTCCATCGGCATGAGGATCAAGCCCATGTCCGGTCCTGATATCATAAGCCCTCCCATCTCGTGTCTTTCTCGGGAGGCTTGCTGTACTCCTCGTCCTCCCATCTCCTGCCGGACAGCCAGCCCTGCGCCCACTTCGGGGTCTTGCCCTGCGCGATGACGTTCTTCCGCCGCTCGGCCTCTTTCTTCGCCGCGTCGATAATGGCCGCTACCGTGGCCTCGGTGAGGGTCGGGATGTCGAGCCATGCGTCAGCGGCCTCGGCCTTGCCATGCTTATAGTTGAACGCCTCCCAAAATCGGTTGAATGTCTCAAGCCTCTTACCTGAGAGTTTCCGCTTCTTTTTGGTCAGGAAGAATTTCTCACCGTCAACCGCATCGCCAGATGCGGATATATTTTTTGTAACAGTATTACTGTTACAAGAAGATGAAGATGAAGAAGAAGAAGGGGGCGTAATATCGTCGTCACCTTTCCGTTTACTCTTCTTTCTCTCCCGATACCTCTCCATCCGATCCCTGGCTTGCTGCCTTTCTTTGGCTGCTTTGAACATTCTGCGGTTTATCACCGTAATAAAATCGTCACGCACCGTAACATCAGCCGTTTTGGTTACGCTCAACTCGTGAATCGCGGTTTGTAATTCGGGTGGAGTGCAGCCGAGTAATCTACAGAGTTGTTCGGACGTGCCAAAGAGCTTGCCGCGCTCTTTTGCGTCCCACATGCAGCAGATCATCTCCCACCAGACTCCCCGCGACTGAAAACTCATCATGTGCAGTTCTGCGTCCCTTCTCGCGTCACCGGGATAGAATTGGAATGACGGCTGTTTCCCCATATCTCCTCTTCAGCGATATTTCAGGCGGAACAGCCTCCGGGCAAAAGAGTCGGGTCGAAACTATTGTGGGGTTAATGGTGGATTAACGACACTATAGGAGGTGTCTCGACCCGACTTTTTTGCCCGTTGGCTGATCGTTTATCCACCATGGTTTACATGGTAGCATAATTAGACAACAAATGCAACAGGTAAATAAATACGTTGACAAACCATTTGCGAACTGCCTTTTTTATCAGGCATGGCGAAGAAGGATTCCGTGGACAAGAAAGTCGTCAGCTCGATGGTCGAAGAGACCGCGTGGGCGGCTGCGAAAGAAACGCTTAAATTCTTCATGGAGAACACCTCCGTCAAGTACGCCTTCGTCAAGCTCCTGCTCGACTCCGGGATGACGACGACCCAAATCAGAAACTTCGTGAGCGTCTCGCCTCAGACCATCTCCGAGATCCGCAACCGCAGGATCGACGTTATCAACGAGGCCCTGGTCGAGACCCTGCGCGACATGGAGATCAACAAGCTCTATGTCATCGGCGGCAAGATCCTCAGCAAGCTCGACGACGAGGGTCGCCTCGACAAGATGAAGGGCGGCGAGCTGGCATACGCCTACAAGGTGCTGCTCGACTCCCGGCGCCTGCTGGAAAACAAGAGCACCGCGAACATATCGGCGCAGGTGAACATCCTGACGCAGAAGTTCGAGGAGGAGGCGACCAACATCAACAAGCTGCTTTCCAAGTCCGCAATGGTCAAGGGGAAGAAAATCGTGGAGGCGCAGAATGCAGCCTCTTAACTTCGATGTTCCCATCGACATCGATCAATTCGGGCTCACCTCCGAGCAGTTGATCGGGACCCGCGAAAGAGAAGTTATACGGCGGTTTTGGGACAAGAAACGGCAGGCCGTGCTCGACCTCGGGATAGACTTCTTCCAGCCCTTTACCCGGGAGCACCAGAAGTTCCTCCTGAGCACGGAGCACGAAGGCGCTCTGCTCGGCGGGAACTCCTCGGCGAAGTCGTGGACCGCTGCCGCGAAGTTCACCGCGATCATGATCGGCAGGCATCCGACGATAAAGCACCGGACCCCGTGCGCCGGATGGGTCGCCTGCGAGGACTTCTCGCTGACCAAGGACGGACCCCTGAAGGCCCTGCTCACGCTCGGGACCCAGTACATCGCGGAGTTCAACCAGCACGACAAGATCATCAAGTACAAAAACGGCAGCGAGGCGCAGCTTAAAAGTTTCGAGTCGGGCTGGAAGAAGTTCCAGTCAGCGGCGATCGACGTGGTGTGGCTGGACGAGGAGCCGCCCGAGGACATCTACAAAGAGTGTCAGATGAGGACCATGCGGACCTCCGGGTACATCTTCACCTCCATGACCCCGCTCGAGGGAATGACGTATATGTACGATCAGATCTTCGGAGACGAAAACGAAAAGAAGTACATCGACGCCTATATCATCTCGCTGTTCGACAACTTCACGCTCAAGGAAGAGGACATCGAGCGGACCATCCGAAACTACTCCTCGCAGGAGAAGGACGCCAGGATCTACGGCAAGTTCACGCAGATGACGGGGCTGGTGTATCCCGAGTTCCGAAAGGGCAAGCACACGATCCCGAGGTTCAAGCTCTCCGGCGATTACGTCGTGTTCACCGGGATCGACCCGCACACGACGACGCCGACAGCCGTGGTGTTCCTGGCAGTGGGCAAACTCGGCGACGAGTACGTCATCGGCGAGATGTTCCTGGAGGGCTCCATCGAGGAGATGAGCGCGGAGATCAAGAAGGGATGGCTCGGGCTGAGAACCGGCTGGTCCGTGATGGACTCCTCGGCGCAGACCGAGATCAAGATTTTCGGCAAGGACATCTACTCGGGCTTCTGTCTCAACGGGATCAACGCTCTGCTCGCACCCAAGGGTCCGGGCTCCATCGGCAAGGGCATCTCGGACATCCGGGAGCGGCTCAAGCCGACGAAGCTCACCGGCAAGCCCAAGCTCAGGATCTTCGACGACTGCACGATGACCATCAAGAGCATGCAGACACTCACCCGCGAGAAGTACCGGGACGAGAGCAGGCAGGGGCAAAAGGACAAAGTGGCCGAGGGCAGGCACCATCACCATGCCGCGCTTCGGTATATCTATCAGGTCGGACCGTACTACTTCGAGCCCATGACGGCGCCGGATGAGCTGCCGCCGATGGACGATGCCGTGGGGTACTGAGATGGGACTTCCCTTGAAAAACAGCGAATATCTTGAGCGCGTAAAATCCTTCCAGTCATCCTCCGAGAAGTACATGGAGAGCCACCTTCACGGGCAGTGGAAGAAGAACCGCAATATGTTCAAACTCATCCACGAGAATCAGGCCCTCATGACCGACCCGCGCTATCGGCACCGGAGCAAGCTCTATATCCCCAAGGCGCGCAACGCGGTCATGCGGAAGCTGGCGGCTTTCCTGTCGACCTACTTTTCCAACCCCGAGGTCGTGAGTCTCAAGCCCCGCAGGAAGCGCGATCCGGTCATGGCTCAGGCGGCTGCGCTGCTCCATTCCTGCATGAACTACCGGCTGAAGAACACGATGAACTTCTTCCTCAACACCCTGTTCGCGTGGCTCGACATCATGCAGTACGGCAGGGGCGCGGTCTGCATGGGATGGGACTACCAGGAGGAGACGACGAAGAGGAAGGAGACTCTGCCCCTGAAGGACGAGGACGGCATCCCCGAGGATATCATCGAGCAGACCGTCGAGACGGTCAAGGTGCTCAAGGACGAGCCGACGCTGCGGCATGTGCCGCTGTGGAACCTGTTCCTCGCGCCGACCGCAGACCCGATAGACCCGGTCAACTCATCGCCCTGCCTCGTGGAGAGGATACCCGTCTTTACCTACGATGCGGTCAAGAAGTTCAAGGGCGGCGAGTGGAACGCGCCCAAGGACGTTGACCTGGAGGAGAAGGGCAAGCTCGACGAGTTTCTGGAGGGCTATGCGTGGAAGCCGTCCTCCATCGAGGACGAGATCTACGGCGAGGACAAGGACGGGTTTACGAAGAACGCCCTGTGGCAGCAGATCGAGGTCTGGAAGTGCTTTGTCAATGTGGACGGGGAGGACGTGTATTTCCTCTCGCTTCGCGGCGAGCACATGCTCACCGAGCCGGAGCGCGTCGAGGACAAATGGCCGTGCAAGGGCAGGCCGTATATCCTGGGCGGGATCATGCCCGACTCCGGGCTGGTGTACTGGCCCTCGTTCCTCGAAGTCGTGGAGGGTCTCCAGCGGGAGCTGAACGCGATCAGAAACCAGCGCAGGGACAACGTGACCCTGGCGCTCAACAAGAAGCTGCTGGTCAGGCGCAACACCGGGATCGACACGAACTCGCTGCTCTACTCGCGCCCCGGCGCCCCCATCCTGGGCGACGACATCGGGGAGATGGCCGTGCGCGAACTG